AGTCGCGCGGCGAGATGCAGGTGCCGTGCGGGCAACAGATGGCGCGCTCGATGTCACGCAGGGTTGTCATTCACCACCACCCACGGCCGGCGTCGGCGTGTCGTCGCGCACCCAGCCATCGTCCGTCAGGATGAACCGGCCATAGGCGCCGCGCTGGATGGTGACGACGCAATGGATGGTGGGCACCTCGGCCGGCACGTAGCTGGCGCGGTAGGCCCAGCGCGTGCCGATCGGGACGTCGGCGGGTGGCTCCTGTCGCTGTGGTTCCTCGCTCATGCGCCGCCCGCCTTCCGCGCCAAAGCCTCGCGCGCCTCGGCCAACACCGACACCGGCGCATGGTGCGAGCGAACGGCTGGGCGCGGCTCGGCGCCACCCAGCGCGGCAATCTGCTCGTCAGCTGTCCGCACCGAAGCAACAGGACGCGCCGACAGCGCCGCCATGGCCTCGCGCACCTTGGCCGACACCGCCGCGCGCTCCTCGTCGGTCGGTGGCGCGCGTTCGGGTTCAGGCTTGGCCACAGGCGCCGCAATGGCGATCGGGTGCGGCCGGTTCGCGCGCCAGTGTGCCGTCAGCGGTTCCAGCACCTCGCGCAAATCCGGGATCATCATGCGCCGGTCCTGCATGGCGACGTGGCGCATGCTGTCCAGTGTGAACGCCTGCACCGGCAGATCAGCCAGGAACGGCAGGAACGCCGCCATGGCCGCCGCGGCGCGTTCGGGATCGTGCGGCGTCGTGAGCTTGGCGAGCGCGGCAACCCAGGCGGCGCGGTGGTCGGTCATTGCGCGATCCTCAGCGGGACGACGGTTGGCGGTGGCGGGTCTTCAAACCCAAGCGCACCGGCGGCTGCGAGAATGCGCCGATCCTGCTCAGCCTGCGGCTGGGTGTGCAGCGGTGGTTTTGGGCGCTTGGCTTCGTCCGCCAGCCACAGCCGCCACCTCGCGTTCCAATCCGCCGCCGTGGTGCCGTGGGCGCGGTGCCAGTCGGTGAACCGGGCCAGCACGGCCGCGTGGTCGAGCGGCGGCGCGGCACGGCTGGCCGGCTGCCATCCTTCCGGCAGAGGCTCACCAGCCCGCTCGCGTGCGCGCGCGCTACCACCCGCTAGGGTGGTATTAAGGTCTGGTCTGGTCTGGTCTGGTCTGGTGGAGCCTGTGGCAACGTCTGTCACAGACTCTGTGACAGACGGGCCGTTGTTTTCCTTGGCCTTTTCCGGCTGCGCATTGCGCTTTGCAGCCTTCGCCGCGCGTGCGGCTTCGGTGCGGGCCTTCTGCGCCTGCTTGTGTTCCCAGCTTTCGCGCGCCTTCTCCGCCACCACCGGGTGGTAGAGGCGCCCGTCGTCGCACAACACCCAGCCGCGCAATGCGTGGTCCCGCACCAGCGGCCAGTCCGCGCCGGCTTCCGAGAGGTGCGCCAGCATCCTTTCGTTATTCGGCAGCGAGCCGGCCGGCACCTGGTGCCACGCCTTCATCCAGAGGGTGAGCGCCGCCACTTTCTCCGGGGCCGAACCTAGTATCCACGTTTCGGACGTGAGCAGGCGGGTGCAGTCAAGTGGCATCCAGACGTAGTCGCGAAGGTCGCAGTCGGCTGGTGTGAGGGGTTGGGTCATGCTGCGTCAGCCTCTCGCGACAGCGCGGCCAGGACGCGAAAACGCTCGCGTGGCCAGAACACCATTCCGTCCCGGCCCATCTTTCGGCCGTCGTAGACCCGCGGCGGGCCGAGTTCAGCCAGCGCCTGCGCAATCAGCAATTGGGCATCTTCCTCCAGCACGAAGAGCCACACCGGCGTGCCGGTAATGCCTTCCACTTGCTGATAGTGCTCGTGCAGGCGCGCGCTGATGCCGTGCTCAAAGACGCCGGTGATGCGGTGATAGGTGGGGCCAGCCTTTACCTTCACCTCGGCCCAAATGCGCTTTCCCTGTCGCGCAATATCAAGGTCCGGGATCGCGTATCCGGACACCAGCCCTTGAAGCCTTGGCGCCTTCTTCCCGTCCTGGCCGCTGTAGTCGTAGGACGGCACGACGAACCACCCGCGGGCCTTGAGCCAGCCGGCCACCGTTATCTCGCCGGCGCGGCCTCTGCCGAACTCCGGACTATCCAGCATGTCGCACCATCACGAGGCCGAAGCGGCTGAATTGCCGGACGAACTCGGGCACGTTGGGGCCGATGTAGGTGAAAGCCTGCCCTTGCGTCGGCGCCGCCCGCTTGCCGTTCGGATCGAGGAAGCCGATGCGGCCGCGTGTAAAGCACACCGCATCGGCCTTGCCCGCGAGAAGGTGAAACCAGCCCGTATCGGTGTAGTTGTGGGTTAAGGCGATGGCTTCGATGACGCGCCCCGCCGCGGCCTCCTCGGTCAGCTTTTCGCAGAAGCGCATGATCCAGGGCTGCGCATAGGGCGGGTTCATCCACACTCGGCCGCCCCATTCCTGCGCCAGGCCGTCCGCCTCGATGTCAAAGAAGCGCGCGGCCCGCACCGTCTCGTTCGCCAGCGCCGACGATGCAGGGTCGAGGTCAATGTCGCCCATCACGGCGCGCGCGGCCTCTATGTGCTCGGCGGGCGTGTACCACTCGTTGTCGCCGGTGCCCTGTGCGCGGTGGTTGTGCGCAACCGCGATTATCTCGGCCGGGCCGTTCGCGAGAACATCCTGGCGCACCGGCTCGGGCAACGTCTCCAGCGTCTCCGCAACGCGAACGACGGCGGCGGCGCTCAGCGGTTCGTCGGCTGCTTTGTGTGCCTCAATGGCCGTCTCGAAAGTCTCGCGCGGGATCGCGGCGATTTGCTGATAGCGGGAGGATTGGTCGCGGGTGATGCCGATCTCGGAGAGGGTGGGCTTTGAAGTAAATGTCGTGCTGGGCGACATTTTCTCAGGGCGGCCCTTTGTAACCTCTGCTTCCCGCAACGCCTCACCCATCCGGCGTTCAGCCCGGATGCGCAGTTCAGCCGCCGCATTCACAGCATCCAGCGCCGCGCCAATGCTCCGCGAGTAGACACGCAACGCCTCGGCCTGATCGCGAATAGCTTTAACTTCGTCAAACGACCCGGCCTGCTCAATCGCAGCAATGCCGCGACTTACCAGAACGGCCACAGGCTGCGCGGCAAGTTCCGGCACAGACACCATAGCGAGCGGGCTTGCATTATTCATGCAGCAACCTTCGTGCTGTTGTTCAGTGATTTTACTCTGACACCGCCACGCCTCGCGCACGTGGATACTGTGGATATCGTGGACAAGGTTTCGCGGCCGTCCCGATGGCGCACGACAAGGCATTGTCCGCGCCCGACGTAGCGCGTTGAAATCAGGCCCCAATCCTGTAAATCGCCAAACGCGCGCTGGATTTCGCTGCAATTGCGCGCCACGTCTTCCGCCACGACGGCCAGCTTGGGCCATGGCAATCCGTGCGCTAGGCACCACTCCAGATATCCCAGGATGGCGCAGTGCGGCGGACGGAAATGGCTCACTCCACCACCTCCCAATCGGGATGCAGAAACAGATAAAGCCGCCGGTTTTCCTCACTCAGCAGCCCCGCCAGCCACAGCCCCGTGTCGGCGCACACCACCGCGTAGAGCCGGCCATCGCGCGTGAGGCGGACGCGGCGGGTCATCGGTTCGCCGCCTTCCAGCTTTCCCACCACGGATCGTGCAAATCCTCCGCGACGCCGCTGATCGTCAGCCCGTCCACCACCAGCGAATGCACGACGTAACGCGTCTCATCCACGCACAGCCCGCCGGAGCGCGTGCCGTCTGCCTCGCGCTCGATCGCCATGGTGACGGTGAGCCCGCCCACGGTGCGCGCGATGACGTGGCCCGCGTCGCCACCCTGGCGCCAGGAAGCGAGGTCGTATTCCAGATCGCCCAGGCGCATGTGGCCGCGCAGTGCGCCGCGTTGGCCTTGGAGCTCAATGTGGAGCGGGCGCGCGTCGTCGCTCATTCGTCGCGCTCGCACCCAGGGCAGCACACGCGCCACGCACCACGCTCGGCCTTGCGGAGATTGGTCCCGCCGGCGGTGAACTGGTGTGCGCAGTCGGTGCAGATCACCCACCACATTGCGCGGCGGCCGGACGATGGCGCCTGTTCCAACACAAGAAGGTGGCCGATCTTCCGGCCGGACATGCTCATGGCGTCCGTCATACGAAGACCCCCTTCGCCCGCACCCGCGCCAGCGTGGCAATCTGCTTCCGGGTGGGTTTCTCAGCGCGCGGCTTCACCACACGCGCCGGCTTCTTCGCGACAGGCACGGCCAGCATCCCGTCATGCCGCAGCGCCGCGACGCGCGCGCTCGCGAGGAGCGGGATGCCGTGCTGCTCGAGCACGTCCACGAGCTGCTCGACGCTTCGGACGATGGCGTATCCGTGGCCCAGCGCGGCCATGGCCTGGCCGAACGCGCGCTGATCCTTCGTCGCGGTGTTGCTGCCGGCCTTGAGCTCGACGCCGAGGAAGTAGCCGGGCGCCCACACCATCACGTCGGGCAGGCCACGACGGACGCCGCGGGCCTTCTGCATCTGGCCCTGGCGCAGCGTCTGCTTGCGTTCATGGCCGACGCTGGACCACCAGCACGGCGGCTGCAGGTGGCTGTCCAGCAGCATGCGGCAGCGGGACTGGAGGCGATCTTCGGGCCTCATTAATCCGCCGCCGCCGCGAACAGATCGACGGCCCCGCGCTCCGAACCTTCCAGCGCGCGCACAGCCTGCCGCCAGTAGGACGGCTTCAGTTCACAGCCGAAGAACCGCCGGCCGCGCTTCACCGACACCACACCCTCGGAGCCGATGCCCATGAACGGGCTGAAAACCACGTCGCCGGGGTTGCTCCACATCGTCACGGCGCGGTCGATCAGCGGCAGTTGCAGCGGGCACAGGTGGCGCTCGTCGGCTTCCTCGCGCGCGGCGTCGAGGCTCAGCGCGTCGCCAATCCACTTTGACGCCTCGGCCTTGTTGTTGAGCACCGCCGTCTGGCTGATATCGAACCACACGGGGCTGGCCCACTTCTGCCAGAGCTCCACCGGGAAATCGGCCGGCTTGTGTCCCACCGGCTCAGCGTTCTCGCCCGGCGCGCGAAACAGCAGCAGGTAATCCGGCGTGCCAGGCCACGAGCACGTGCTGTCCTTGAGGATCTGCTTGTGCAGCAGATGCAGCGCCTTCGTGCGCGTCATCTCCACCACCGGATCGCGCCAGATCGTCACGCGCCGCACGAACGTCCAGCCGGCGCGCAGGTGAGCGGCCACGATGTCGTCGGAGAACGGCTTGGAGCCGATGGACCCGTCCCGCCACTTGCGCGTGGGTAAGTCCGAGCAATGGACGGCAGACAGCCGGCCGGGCTTCGTCACCCGCAGCTTGTGGCGGATGATGAACTCGTAGTGCTCGAAGAACTCGGCGTCGCTGGCCGAGTTGCCCAGGTCGCACTCGCTCTCGGAATAGACGAACAGGTCGCCGAACGGCGGCGAGTAGACAGAGAACCCGATCGACGCATCGGGCAACTGCGCGAGCACATCGCAGCTATCGCCGTTGATCGCCGTCCATTTCTGGCCGTGGGCACTGTTCAAGCAGCGCACATCCATGCCGGCAGCCTCCCGATATGTGTTGGTTCGTATGGGATGCGGGTCGCGACCTGGACGGCGCGGCTTCGTGCCATCGCCGCGGCCATCGCCCGCTTCATGGTCCGGTGGTCGTCCGCCTTACGGTCGATCACACGGCCAATCTGATCCTCACCCTCGGCGACGATCAGGTGGACATCGACGGGCCGCGTCTGGCCGTAGCGCCAGCACCGCCGCACCGCCTGATACCAAGCCTCATAGGAGAAGCTGCGGCCGACGAAGGCCATGCGCGCGGCGTGCTGCCAGTTGAGGCCCATACCCGCGACGGACGGCTTGGTGATGATGTAGGGAGCCGCGCCGCTGGCGAACGCGGCCAACGCCTCCTCTTTCCGATCGGCGGTGTGCGAGCCGCGCACCTCAACCGCGCCAGGCACGGCGGCCATGAGCGCGTCCGCCTCCGCGTCGTTGTCGCACCAGATCACCCAGGCCTCGCCCGGCTCCGCGGCTACCAGTGCGCCAACAGCCTCGGCGCGAGCCTGCGCCGTCTCGCGCTTGATGGCGTGAATGTTTGTCGCCGACAGGTCCGACGCGAACAGCAAGCCGGCAGGCGCGCGAAGGTCGCCGGCGGCTTTGTGGCGGTGGATGTTGAGAGCCGGCAGGATGAACCTGGAAGCATCGTATCCGAGATCAGCCGGCGTCTCGGCACACCGCGCCCAGGATGCCACCCAGTCCCAGAAGGCATTTTGCGCGTGGCCCTTGATGCGCCACTGCTGCGAAGCCGTGCCGGTGTCGTTGATGAACCAGCGCGACAGCATCTCGACGTTCCGCATCTGGCCCAGAAACTCGGAGTGTGTGCCGAGCTCCATGTGATCGTTCGGCGCAGGCGTCGCGGTGCAGGCAAGGCGAAACCGATGGCCGGCGAAGGACGCAATCAGCGCGCGCGTGGTGGCGCCTGTGAAGCTCTTGAGGATCGAACTTTCGTCCAGGCTCACGGCCCCGAACTGGACGGTATCCAGCGCGCCGAGGCGGTCGTAATTGCAGACGTTGATACCGTCGCGCGCCTCGTCCTGACTGCGGATGACGCGCACCGCATAGCCCAGCGCCAGGCCCTCGCGCTCAATCTGACGTGCGACGGCGAGCGGCGTGAGTAGCAGCGCCCGGCCGTTGCTCGCGTCGGCCGCCTGCTGGCACCATTCAAGCTGTATTCGCGTCTTGCCCAGGCCAGTGTCTAGGAACATGGCGGCGCGGCCCTGCCGCAACGCAAACCGAACGCATTCGGCCTGATAGTCGAACAGGTGCGGCGGCATGGCGCCCGGCTCTATGCCGATCGCCTGCGCGCGCGGCGCTTTGCCGGCAAGAAACGCCGCGTATTCAGGGTGGAGCATCACCAAAAAGCCCCTTGGATGTTGGCCACTTCCCACGCCACCGCCAGCGGCCACGGCAATTCCGCCACCGCCTCGGCCACCGTCGCCACGTCGCGCACCACCTCGTCGCCGGAGGCGAGGCGGATGCGGACGCGGATGGGTGGGTATTCCGCCGGCTCTGCGTCTGCGTGGCCGGCCTCGATGCGGATCAGCCGCTCCAGGTAGACGGCGAGATCGAGGGCTTCTTCCTTGGCGTGTTGCAGCCACTCGCGCGGCGTCAACGGGTTATTCGCGACGCTGACGCCATACTTAATCACCCCACGCGCCGCGCGCTGGTGCAGTTCGGCGACAAGCGCGGCGGTTATGGGATCGTGGCTCACAGCATCCCCTCATCCCGCGTGCGGCAGTAGTCGCAGAGCCGCACAAACTTGCCCGGCGCGGCGAAATCTCGCCGGCACCGCAGGCACTTGCGCTGCACCAGCTCGGCTTTCACCTTCCGCCATGGCGACGGCGGAAGCGACTTGCTCGGCGCGTCGTCGTCGTCGTCCTTGTCTGCAACCGCGCGCGTCGCCGGCTGCATCCGCCACGCCTGCGCCACCGTCTCGGCATGGATGCCGCGACGCAGCAGCTCGCGCGCGTGTGCAGCGCGTTCGTCCCACCGTGCCGCTTGCAGCCGACGCCATTCCTCGGCCTGCTGGCGGCGCTGTTCGGCTTCGCACTCAGCCTGCGATGCTGCGATCCCGGCGCGGCGCCGCGCGTAGTATTCTGGCCGGCCGGCGGCTGTTTCCTTCGGTCGCTTCCCCAGCCGCAGCGTCTGCGCTTTCACACGGACGGCGAACACGGAGCGGCCAAACAACTCCGCCAGGTCGGAATTGAGGATCTTCGCGTCTGGCCAGACGCTGCGCAGCAGCGCGATATCCTCCAATGTCCACGGCGCGTAATGGCCGTTCCGAAAAGAACCGGCGGGACGCACGGCCCCGCCGGTCAGGTTTCCGGGAGGAACGCCAGCCACGCTGGCCTCTCCACCGACGCGCGCGGACGAACCGCAGCCCGCGTCGGTGGCACCGTGCAAAGGGTGGGAGCCTATTTCCGATCCGCGTTGCACAGTGATCTCGCTCATCGCGCGCTCCGC